TTTTATTATATCCCTCATGGTTTTAAATCCTTTCATAGATTTATTATTCATTGTTAATTAAGATATAGATTTATTTCAAAGATTAAACATGACAAGGTGTCGCACATAAAATGGTGATATACTTCAATACTATACGATTGTTGCATAATCTGTAAAGTTATCCACAACCATTATATTTTCCACAGTCAGCACAGTCTACACCAATATATGAAAGTTAGACAAGGCTAAACTTTTAATACAGGGGTAAATATGTTAGAATAGCCTAACCGGATAGGGGGGGTATATGTTTTTGAAAGTGTAGATAGTAGTTGTAACAGGTCTAGGGCTTTATCCTCAGATTGTGAAAGTAATATTTTATTATTTCTGTATATAGTGAACAGAATACGAACATATATATTGATTATATCTGTAATATATTATTACTGTATGTATTTAGCCAATAGGCATAGGGCCATGCATGTGGCAGGGGGGGTGTGTGGTGTATATATATACGTGGATAAGCTAAAAAATTAGGATAAGGTTTGAAAGTACATCTTCCACATATAGCATATCTTCTACAATATACAAAATATGGATTCTACAGGTATAGGACCCCCGGCCCCTACAATATATATTGTAAAGGATTACATGGAATTGTCAAGAAAAAAATAAAATAATTAAAATAATTAAAAAAAATACTTGACAAAACCTTGTAATCCCGTATAATAGTAGGTATAGGCTGTAAAAATCAATAGGCCACACTCACAGACATACACATATTAGGGCATCACGATGAATAGCCTATCAAAATAAATGAAATCAAAGTCAACAGTAAACAAAGCCGGTAACTATACCAAACCTACCATGCGTAAACGATTGTTTAATCGTATTAAAGCAGGTGGAAAAGGTGGAAATCCGGGACAATGGAGTGCGAGAAAGGCACAAATGTTAGCATCTGCCTATAAAAAGGCCGGTGGTGGCTACAAATAATGGTAGCTAAAATACAGACTATTAAAAAAAAGATTAAAGAAAAGAAAAAACTAGGGTTTTCTGAACGAGCAAGAGCAGTCAACAAAGGATTGTTACCTAGTAAAGCAAAGAAAAACAAATAATTGGCATATTTAAACCATAACCTACCGCCTTTTAGTGCATATATCAGGAATGAGTACCTATATGACCACGAAAAGGGACATGGTGAGTTTACATTTGCTGATGTACACACAGTTAATAGCTTAGAAAGAAGAGCATTGCTATTTGAGTGTCTATTACCCAATGGGGTAAACTGGACACGCAGACCTATTCATGCATTTTGTTGGAAGAAGAACGCACCCAAGCATGATTTAAACATCCATCAGTATTGGGATTGCTTTTCACCCTACGTAGATGTCCAAAGAAGGAATAGATTAGCGAACTGTAGGGCAGAACTTGTAGATTATAAGGGTGTTAAAAGAAAAGGCACATACATGTTTACAATAGACTGGGCATGGGAAAATAAAGCAGGGATGTTAGACACAAACTTTAGTGAAGACCCTGAACATAAATGTGCTCACATGTTTAGAATGGATGATGGCAACTTCTTTGCCTATCCGAATAACAGAACTATCTGGTATGATGATGCTTTTATGGAAGAAAGGCTAACAAAGAACCCCGGATATAAGATAGACCAAAACTTTTACACTGTAGAGAATACAAGAGAGGAAGATACGACAACTGATGATTCATACATGACTCAGTTTGAACGGCCTGAGTGAAGATATTCTTCGACCACATTACGGGTAAACTAACAAACTATGATTTAGTTTACTCTTTAGCACTAGCACACTTTGAAGAAAAAGAATATTGCTTTGCTTTTGAGAATGGATGGATTCCCTTATCTTGGTACTACACACCATTAAGACAACTAACTTGGATTAATGCAAGAAACACCAGAATACAACTTAACAAGTTTACGTTTAGTAAAAAACAAAAGAAGACACTACGCAAAGAAAACATTACAGTAAGGATATACGATAAATTAGATGATGCACTTTTCACTACTATTTCCAGTATTTATAAAAAATATATTAAACATAAGAAGTTTTATGAAAAGAACTTTGAAGAAGAAAGTGAAGTATTTGAAAGACAAGACTACCTTGATTGGAAATATTTTATCTATTGTTACAAAGATAAACCGATAGCTTTTACAGAATTAAAAGTTTACGATAGCAAACATGTTTTAACAGGACAGTTTGGATGGGATTATGAAAACCCTAGACTTGGTATCGGAACTTATGCAACCTTATACGAAATAGATTGGGCTATCAAAAACAAATGCAAGAAATATTATTTATCTTATGGATATGAAAAATCAAATGTTTATAAATCTAGATTCAAAGGTTTTGAGTTTTGGAATGGTAAGAGTTGGATAGATAATAAAACTTTGTACAAGAAACTTTGCGAACACGATACAGAAATAAATACACTACAAGATTTAAATAAATATCAAAGAACATATTTTACAATAGATGGCTAAACGACCAACAGAGAGTACAGGGATTATCCATATTCCTAAAAGAACTAGTATAGGAAATGGTAAAATTAAAATGTCATCAATGAATAAACATAAACGAAGAAGCTATAAAAAATATAGAAACCAAGGTAGATAATGTCAGAAAAAAAATATTCAAACAGTGTTAAGATATATGATGAACTACAAAAAATATCAGATGCACCTAATCAAAAAAAACAAGCAATCAAATCATCCCAAAAAGCAGCAACGGCTGCATTGGGTAGTGTTGTTTTAAATACACCTGTTGTTAGTTCTATAAAAGAAAAAATAGAATCTAAAATAAACAAAATACCTTTTAGTGATAAGATGTTAGTAGGCACAAATAAAATAGGTTTAAAATTAGGTGGTGAAACATATAGTGGTTCTTTTACAGTTAATAGAGATGGCAATGCTAGTTTAAACTTGTCCAAATCATTTACAAAAGATTTAAAAACAGAATTGTCTGCCGATAAAGATAAAGTTAAAGTAGGATTAAAATTAACTTTTTAATGGCAGACCCTAGAATAGGAACAGGAAAAAAACCTAAAGGTTCAGGAAGAAGATTATATACAGATGAAAATCCTAGAGACACTGTTAGAATTAAATATGCATCAGTACAGGATGCAAAGAATACTGCACGTAAAGTTAAAAAGATTAATAAACCATATGCTAGGAAAGTTCAGATACTTACTGTCATGGAACAGAGAAGTAAGTTCGGTGGTAAACCACAACAAGCAGCAATAGCAAAAAGAGCAAAGTTACAACTAAAGAAAAAACATGGCACTAGCAAAATCACAAAGAAGTCTTAAATCGTGGACAAAACAAAAATGGCGAACCAAGTCTGGGAAACCCTCTTCAAAGACAGGAGAAAGGTATCTTCCGGAAGCAGCCATCAAAAGTCTCAGTCCTCAAGAATACGCAGCTACGACCAGAGCGAAGAGGAAGGGAACAAAAGCAGGAAAGCAATTCGTGAAACAACCAAAGCGAATTGCCAAGAAGACGAGAGCCTATAGGAGGGTATCATGATAAATAAAGTATGGAGTAAATGGAACGGTCTTAACAAAAATGCTAAGATTGCCATCATTGTTATAGCAGTTGTTGCTATAGGATGGATGGTTAAATGAATCCAAAAAGTATGAAATTTAATGGTAAGTCCGATAATCGTAACAATCGGACTACCAACTTTAAACTAGATACAGCAAAAGCTGATTTAGATAAAGACGGTAAGCTATCTTCTTATGAAAGAGCAAGAGGTATGGCTATTCAAAAAAATATGAAAAAGGCATAATGGCATACGGAACTAAAAAAAGAAAACCAAAAGAAAAAACAGTAGTAATGATTGCTGTAGGAAAATTAAAACCGAAAAAAAATGGCACTAAGCGAAACTCAAAAAAGAAAAAACTTTCTTAAAAAACATGGGCTTAAAAGATTTAATTCTGCAGTCAGGACCACTGAAGGTGGTAAGAAAGGTAAGGTCGGTATACTCGAGGGTGGGAAGCCCCGACTTATTCGCTTCGGTGATGCTTCTATGGGCCACAACTATTCCCCAGAAGCTAGGAAGTCTTTTAAAGCAAGGCATGGAAAAAATATCGCAAAAGGTCCAACAAGTGCTGCATATTGGGCAAATAAAGTTTTATGGGCAGGTAAAGGCGGTTCGAAGAAAAGCCCTCCTAAAAGCCAACGAGTGGTTAAGGGAGCCAGAAGTTAAATTAAGTGGTAATGTCTTCAAAGCAAATAAAGACGAAGAAACAGTTACACAAATAAAGTTTAAAAAAGATTAAAAGTTTGACGATGCCTTCGGGGTCGTTGATATCTAGCTTAAAGCAAGGAGGTATAACATGACTTTTACACTAGATAAATACATGCCCTACACAGTAGGGTTTGATAGATTCTTTGATACATTAGATATTGTAAGTAATACTGATGCCAAAGGATTTCCACACTACAACATTAAAAAACTAAATGATGGAGAGTGGCAAATAGATTTTGCACTAGCCGGTTTTACAAAAGATAGTATTGACATCAATGTTAAAGACAATACATTAACTGTAAAAGGTGAAATGGAATCAGACAAAGATGAATATCTGTACAAAGGTATATCTACTAAAAAGTTTTTTAAAACTTTTTCACTAGCAGAATATACAGAGCCTACAGATGCAACTATGGAAAATGGTATTCTGACAGTTACATTAAAACAAGAATTACCAGAAGAAAAAAAACCAAGGACAATTAAAATAAAATAGTGCCAATATATTCTTATAGAAATAAGAAGACGGGTAAAGTCTGGGATGAGTATCTATCGTATAAAGATAGAACCAAGCCACTTGCTAATTCAAACGTAGAGATGGTGATAACTGCACCCAGACTTTCCTTTATCGAAAGAGCAGAACATAAAGGTCGAGACCAAATGATAAGTGCTGCTCGTCAAGGAATGAGAGAACGACAAATAGAAGAACAAGTCGGAATACGAAAATCTCCTGAGTGGTTAAAAGAAAGAACAGAAAGACATCTACAAAAAGTTCGCAATGTTAGTTCCTGAAAATAAAAAAGAATTAGCTTTAACAGAAAAGCAAGAAACATTTTTAACTGCTTTGTTTGGAGAGGCAAAAGGTAATCCTAGAGTGGCCGGTGATATTGCAGGATATGCAGACTATCATCAACCCCTACGTGCATTAAAAGAAGAAATTATTACAAGAGCAGAAGAACAGTTAGCTGCTTTTGCACCTAGAGCAAGTATGGGTATGATTAATGCTTTAGATGAAGATGGAAGTTTACCCGGTGCTAATATTAGAATGGAAGCAGCCAAACAAATTTTAGACAGAGTAGGATTATCTAAAAAAGAAAAATTAGATATTACAGCTAAAGTTCAACATGGAGTTTTTATATTACCACCTAAAAACAATGACTGAAAAAATTAAAATAGCTAGAAGAAAAAATGCTAGAGTAATTCCTTATGGTTACGAAGTATCAGAAGAAGACCCTGACTTTCTAATACAAAACGAAGAACATATGGAGTTAATTAAAAAAGCAAAAAAGTTTATAGAAAATAATTGTTCTTACAGAGAAACTGCAGAATGGTTATCACATCATACAGGTAGAAAGCTGACAGGTATGGGATTAAGAGAAGTGCTAAAAAGGGTAATACATAAAGGTTGGTAAGCGAACCTAAACCAAAAAAATCTGGTAGAAGAAGAGTAAAAGATTTAAATACTCCTTTAACTATTAAAGAAAAAAAAGCACGTAAGTCTGCTCAAGATTTATTACGTGAAAAAAAAGAACAGTTAGAAAAAGCACAAGCTAACTATTGGTCTACCAAAAGTAAATTAAAAAAGATTGATAATGTATTAGAAGGGAAAGAACAACTTATTGAAAAAGATAAGATTGAAGAAACAACTCCTAATATTAGAGAAGCTATCAAAGATAGAGAAGTTATCTTTGAACCCAATGAGGGACCACAAACAGAATTTCTAGCAGCATCCGAAAGAGAAGTATTTTACGGAGGAGCAAGAGGTGGAGGTAAATCATACGCAATGTTGGTTGACCCACTTCGTTATTGTGATAAACAAAAACACAGAGCATTATTAATTAGACGGACAATGCCTGAGTTAAGAGATTTAATAAATCATTCACAACAACTATATCCGAAAGCTTATCCCGGTGCTAAATGGAGGGAACAAGAAAAAGAATGGAAGTTTCCTTCTGGTGCTAGAATCGAGTTTGGATATGCGGAAAACTTAACTGATGCTTTACGTTACCAAGGACAATCATATACTTGGATTGGAATAGATGAACTACCGCAATATCCTACCGAAGATATATATAATTTTCTTCGGTCCTCTTTACGAAGTGTAGACCCAGAGATTCCTGTTTACATGAGAGCTACAGGCAATCCGGGAAACGTAGGTTCACTATGGGTAAAAAATATGTTTGTTGACCCTGCTGTACCTAATACAAAGTTTGATATAGATATTAAAACACCAACAGGTATTAAAAAAATATCTAGAAGATTTATTCCTGCTAAACTAGAAGATAATCCTTATCTTATGCAGACTGATGATTATTATGCTATGTTGGCATCGTTACCTGAAGTACAAAGAAAACAATTTTTAGATGGTAACTGGGAAGCATTTGAAGATTCATCTTTTCCAGAGTTTAATAAAGATATACACGTTATTAAACCTTTTGATATTCCAAGAAACTGGATGAAGTTCAGAGCATGTGACTGGGGATATAGTTCACCGGCATGTTGTTTATGGATAGCTGTTGACTTTGATAATAATCTATTCGTTTACAGAGAACTATATACACAAAAGGTTACTGCAGATATGTTTGCTAGAAAAGTATTAGATGCAGAAGAAGGTGAATATATTCGATACGGAGTATTAGATAGTTCTACTTGGGCAAGACGAGGTGACATAGGGCCAAGTATTGCAGAGACAATGATATTAGAAGGATGTCGTTGGAGACCCTCTGATAGAAGTCCTAGAAGTAGAATAGCAGGTAAATTAGAAATACATAAAAGATTAAGACCGGATGAAGAAACAGGATATCCTTCTTTATTTATTTTAGATAACTGTGTTAATTTAATTAGAACATTACCAATGTTACCGACAGATAAAAATAATCCGGAAGATGTAGATACTCACGCAGAAGACCATGCTTACGATGCATTACGATATGGTTGTATGAGTAGACCGATACATCCTATTAGACAAGATTTTATAGATAAAGTAAACGAACCTAAACGAGCAAAACCTGCAGATAGTGTGTTTGGATATTAATGAAAGATATTAAAATAGGATATAAAAATTATAAAGTAAAAAATTTAGATTCCATAGTATCTAAGTGTAATGAAATAAACGGACAGTTTCTTGCATCAGATGGAATGATAGCTTTATCCTCTACAGAAGATTCTGTATCTCATGCGAATACATTTATACATGAAATATTACATGCGATTGTATATCAATGGGGAATAGAATTAGATGATAAAGAAGAAGAAAAAATTTGCAATACTCTTGCGAATGGACTAACAACTGTATGTGTAGACAATCCTTGGTTATTACCTTACATACAGAAACAACTAAAAGGAGAAAAATAAAATGGCAATCATGAAAAAATATGTACAGGGTGAATTACCTGAGAACATGTATGGAAACGAAGCCTCTAAGCAAGGCGATTCCAAAACTAATGTTGTAAAAGGTGGTTCAGCTTTTCCTGCTGACTATGCTGAAGGTGGAGTAAACAAAGACTTCCCTAAAGAGAAAAAAAGTACAGTAGACGGAAAAGTCTTCTCAATGGCTGACGAAAGAGATTACTAAGAGGTATAAATGCCACACGATAACAAAAGTGGCTTGACATCTGAAACTGATGAGGTAACATCCTTATCAGAAGATAAAGATGATTCTTATAGTAATCTCGGTAGTCTTATCGAGTCTAGATTAAAAGAATCAGAACAAGCACGTCTTTACGATGAAAAACGATGGTTAAGGTCCTATCGAAACTATAGAGGTATCTATGGTTCTGATATGGCTTTTCGTGATTCTGAAAAGTCTAAAGTATTTGTCAAGGTAACTAAAACAAAAGTATTAGCTTCTTATGGCCAACTAATAGAAGTTTTATTTTCACAAGGAAAATTTCCTATTGGAATACAACCTACTAGTGACCCACTAGGAATAGCTAAGTACGCACATATAAAGCCTGATAATTTAAAACAGCAAGATGCTCGTATGGAAGACATCTATGGTTTTGAAGGTGATGGAAGAGAAATATCTCCGGGTGCTACCGCTGATGAAATATTTAATGGACTAAAAGACAAATATGCAAAAGGTGGTTTTGATGAGGGACCTGCTCCTGATTTAAAAACTATGCCTCAAGTAGAACCTGCTAACGAGGCAGCTAAAAACATGGAAACTTTAATCCATGACCAATTAGAGGAATCACATGCAATATCTGTAATGCGACATGTTTTATTTGAAATGTGTTTGCTAGGTACAGGTATTCTTAAAGGACCTTTTAACTACGAACAATCAGAACATAAGTGGGTATTAAATGATGAAGGTGAAAGAGAATATAAACCTATCAGTAAATTAGTACCAAGAATAGAAGCAGTTAGTTGTTGGGATTTATATCCTGACCCTGATGCTGTTCAAATAGAAGATGCAGACTATGTTATTCAAAGACACATCTTTACTAGAACACAGATTAGAGATTTAGTTAATAGACCTTTCTTTAGAAAATCTGCTATCAATGATTTATTAGAAGGTGGTCCTAACTATGAAACAAGAAGTTATGAAACTGCATTGTTTGATAGAGAGAATCAAGAAGAGTTTAACAAAAATAGATTTGAAGTCTTAGAATACTGGGGTACAATGGATAAAGCCTTAGTAGAAGAAGCAGGTATAGAAATGCCTGATGAAATATCTGACGACTTAGATGAAGTACAAATTAATGCTTGGATTTCAAATGGACAAATAATACGATTAGTATTAAATCCATTTACACCTGCAAGAAATCCTTTTATGGTTTGTCCATACGAAATTAATCCATATCAATTTTTCGGAGTAGGTATTCCAGAAAATATGGATGATGCACAAACAATTATGAATGGTCATGCAAGAATGGCTATTGATAATTTAGCACTAGCAGGAAATTTAGTA